CGAGGCTTCGTTTGGCTCAGCCGGCTTGGCTGTCACGCGGCCTTCGCTCTCGGTAGGCCCTGCTGTGGGTCCGGAGACGGCTCGGCACGCGGGTTGGACCTGGTTTCGGGCTCCTGGTTCTCAGGTCCCGGCTGCTCGCCGCGAATATCAAGCTCGTCGAGCTCGCCCTGCTCGGGGATATCGTCGACCACAATCCCGTCGAAGCCGCTGTCCACGTCATCCGCAAGGACCTCACGCACCTCCAAAGCATCGACCACGTTATTCGTCAGGTAGATGTTGTGCGCCTGGGCCTTGTTGAGCTGGATCGTCGAGCGGTCGAGCGGCGAGACAAGCTGCAACGGCTTGAACTTCCAGGAGATGCGCTTGTCCACCTTGCCGAACATATAGGCCTGGATGTAGTCGATAAGGGTCTTTAGCGGCTCAGTGAACACCCGCTTTTGGTAGGCCGCGACACGCCGCTCCCAAGCGTCGATTTCGCCAGAGGAGCTGGCGTTGAAACCTTGCGGCTGCACACCGAGGAGTTCGATAGCAGGCTCGCCAGACGCCGTGCAGAGATGTTCAAGTGACTGCGACTGGAGTTCGTGCAAGCCGCCCAGCGAGATGGTGTTGACAGTCAGCTCCTCCTGGTCCTTGTTGAGGAGCAGCACGCCGAAATTGTTGCGCGCCAGGTTAAAGAACTCCATCCGCTGGGCGAAGGTCTGTCCTCCAGCGGCCGGCGACATAGCATCAGCGAGGTCGGTGGCCAGCGAGATGATAGCGTAGGAGTTGATCAGTTGGCCCACGTCGCGCCGCGTTTGCAGCCAGATATCCACGTAAGGCTTGCAAAGCTGCGATAGCGACAGGCCGCCAAACGAATAGGCCGGCTTGAGCAGGTCCGGAACCTCGTGCGCAACAAAACGCAACAAGCGAGAGGCGTGGACATTCTGGCCCATGACGTACCAGACTGTCGGATTATACCAGTCGGGCCTGAGCGGGTTCGTCGCCTCGTAGTTGATAGGATAGGTCCAGACCGGCTCGACGGCCTTGAGGTACTTGATTCCGCCCTTGGGGAACTTCGCCTTGTCCGGCGCCAGCGGCTTGTTGAGTTCTTTGGAATCGTCGGCGAAGCCAGTGTCGATATAGATATGGCCGCGGCCGAAAAAGCCGTCGTACTCAGCGCAAGTCGCAAATACCTTTTGCGTACTGAGCCTGCCGAGTTCATCCTCGAGTTTCTTGACCTTGTCCTTGAGGTCGTCGTCCTTGCTCTCCTCAGGCGCCTCGCCTTCGACCGCGAACTCTATCCATTCGCGTGTCGCTTCGCGGGCCAGGGTGGAGACGATCTGCCGGTATTCGACCCGCTGAGCCAGGACCGAAAGTTCCGGGTAGCCCAGGAACTGGATGTTATAGCCAATCCCCTGGAGCAAACCGGCCTGGGACGACCATGTCCCTGCATTGAACCCAGCATCGTCCATGGCCAGGCGACCCCTGAGCTGCTCGTCCATGGCGAGCTTGGTGTCCTTGGGCATGGCGAAGGTCGGGAACTTGGCCGGCGCGAACGGGTTGAAGTCCGCAGGAGGACTGTCAGTCGTGCGGATGCGCGCCATAGCGCGCAATGCAGAAAGGACTTGCTCGGACGGCGCCCAGGGTTTTGGCTTGGGCTTGTCGGGGTTAAGCCTCACTGTTCAACTTCCCAGCGGCCGTTGCGCTTCACCAAAAGCGTCGTGGTGTTTGGATGGAGGAAGCTCTCGCGGATGATAAGCCACGCCAAGCGGATCATAGGCTCATCCTCCGTGCTTCGTCCATGCGCCGCAGTTGGGTCAAGGCTCCTTCCGATGGCACGAATACTTTGTGGTGGCGCGCAGCCTCTACAGCGTAACGCAGGGAATCAATGACGTGGTTCTGCTTGTCCTCGAGCACCGGCAGCACCTCGTCCGTATGCGGATCGGTCTTCCACGAATAGGTCGCCAGCTCGTCGCTGGTATGCGTGCAGCGAGGATGGACCACGATGTCATAATTTTTCAAGAACTCCACGCCATCCTCTACGGACCCAACGCCCTTGATCGACTTGCCCATCCTCGGGAAGCCGTGGCGGTTCATGTATGAGATGGTCTCCGGGCGCGCGTTGTCGGCCGTGATCGGCCACTTGCGCGACCCTGGCACCGTGTCGAATAGCGCCGGCAGGAAGTCGATCTCGCAACCGATCTTGTAGGCCTCATAGTCCACATACAAAGTCCGACCGTTCGTCCAGCAGCGGACGAGCACCGACGGGTCCTTTGCGTAGCCCCAGTCAGCGCCGAAATAACACCGAGCGTCGCCTGGCGTGGTGAACTCCTCGACCCGCCAGTTGCGGAAGACGCGGGCCTCGGAGAGCTTCCTATATTCGCCCAGCCAGATGTGCGCGTATTTGTCGGGGTCGCGCCTTCTCGTCCATTCCATGAGCTCCCGCTGGTCCTGCGGGAACCAAGGATTGTCGCGGTAGGTCGAGCGCACGACGATGCTGCCTGGAGGCGGCTCACCAGCGCGGAACATCTGGTCGACCGGGTCGGTAGGCTCCTCAGGGTTCCAGGAGAACCACATCTCGCCGCCAGCAACACGGAAGAACGTCGGCAATAGGATGTCGAGGCTGCGCTTGGATAAAGCCTGGGCCTCGTCCACGTAGCAAAGATCGAAGCCCTCAAGTGACTTGATCGACTCCGCGGTATGGTTCTGCATCCCGTGGTAGATGATGTGGCCGCCATAGGGCGTCTCGGTCCGCTGGTCCATAAGGCGAAACTGCTCGGCGACGTTCTGCCTACGGACTTCGTCCTCGATGGCCTGCTTGACGGATTCTCCGATGGTCTTTTGGACCTCGCGGATGCAAGCCGCACGGGTCCTCTGCCGCAAGCAGCGCTCCACAAGCAGGCCAGCAAAGAACCTGGACTTCCCTCCGGTCCTACCGCCATAAGCAGCGCGGTACCTGGCCCTCGCTCCTGCGCTCCCCGTCGCGGCAAGCAAAGGCTTATAGACCCGCGCCGTCTGGATGCTGAGGACCGTGCCTGGCCGGGGAGCTGAGCTGGCGTTTTGACTAGGCTGGAGGTGCGGCCGTAGGATCACGGCTCCTCAACATCGGCCAGGGGATCGACAATAACGCGCTTGACCACCTCGATGCGGATGGGGAGGTCATCCGGGGAGCCGGAGATAGCTTGTGGCACCTTACCATAGCCACGGTCGAGGAGTTCCTTGAGCGCGGATAGTCTGGCCATTGCGTGCTGGCTCTTAAAGGCGATACGCGCCAACTCAGCAATGGCTGCGGGGCCGAACTCCTGAGCGAGAGCTTTGACCTCGGCCGTTGTCTTGTTCGGCACGCCAGGCTTGCGCCCAGCACCGATACGCGCCCCTCCATGCTTACCTATCTGGGCCATCTTGAAACCTGCCATTTACTTTTTCAAGCAAACAGGCTCAACTCCGTTCCCTAGTTTAAACCTTCTCCAACTGGGTGGCTGGCATTTCAATTTCGCATTGTCTCCCGAGGAAGCTGAGGAGGATACCTACATTCCCCTCGCCATCGGACGGGCGTGTCACTGATACAAGCTGACCAGCGAAAGGACTTGGCTCCTCGATGGACAAAGCTGGTAGGATGCGCAGCCGCTCGCCGACCTTGAAAGCAGCCATGAGCGGATCGGTATCCTCCAGTGGAGCCTTGCAGTCTTGGCGGAGCCTGGCTTCGGTTTCTGTCGGCAGCGGAATAGGCTCGATGCTGTCGTCGCGCACGAAGCACATCAGTCGGCGAATGCCGCGCGTATTGTTGACGGCCTGCCATCGGTCGAGAGCTTGGTCGAAAGCGACAAAGATATAACCCCGGAACAGCGGCTGGATGAATTTCACGAGGACACGCCGGACGAGGCGGCGGCGTATTTCGGTTGGAAACAGTGCCTCGAAGCCTTGCTGGCGGAGCTGGCTGGCCGCGAAGGCTTCAGCGCGAGGCTTAGTCTGGGCGACATAGAGGAGCGTGCTAATGGCCTTTAACTCCCCCGCCGAAAGCTACCGACTCACCGGCCTCGAAATTGGACGCCGGTCTCACTCCCGTATTTTGGGCACCAATATGCTAGACAGCAAGCGTTGTCAAACACATTCCAAACACAGCGGCAGCATGATTTTTCTGGAGCTATTAAAACGCCAAGCAAAACAACAGGATGAAGGCATGGACGACAAGCGGTAGAAGGTGGTGATATTTTCCACTCAGGCACTTCATTCCCAGGTCCCGTGGAGCGTATGCTTCCAGTGTCAGGTTTCTAATGTGGGGAGGAAGTTATCATGTTTTGGCTTTGGATGGCAGTTTGGTTGAACGGCCAGTCGCCTAAAGACTATAAACTCATTGCCAAAGTTGGACCATTTCAGACGGAGGAGGAATGCTGGAGCGCCGGAGCAGTAAGTGCGAATGCCATCCAGAGCAAGGATGACATTTCCAACGCCTTAGGGCTTTGCGCTGCTGAACTTCCACCAGCCGAGCATTATGCGCAGTTTCTGGCCATGAAAAGCTTGTGGGAAATGGTCTGCGCCTCGCTCGGCAAGGAGTTCAACTGCTCGTGGAAGGGCGGCCACTTCGTCGACCCATGGACCGGCAAGCCGGAGAAGGCGCAATGACCCAACACGAGCCGAGCACGCGGAGAGAACACCAGGCTGATATGCCTATCATCCGAGTCGATGTCAGCAAAGCCTGGGAGCCGTTGCCCCATGGCTCTCGCGTCGAGCTGGTAACCCCGCCGCGTAACGCCGCAAGGATTTATCACCTCGTGCGCGGCCAAAGGAGGACTGTGTTTAGAACACCCACAGCACTGGAAGCCTATCTTGACGAGCTTGCGTAATGAGCGAGCTTATTACTGTGCCTCCGAAATTCTTCCTTACGACGTGCGACAGCAAGCTAATCGAAAAGCTGACACGACCTAACACCCGAAAAGGGCTGCGGATTATACACTTGTTTGGCGGAAAATGGACCATCCAAAGCTGGAAGCGGCCAGCAAGCGATACCGACCCTTCATTCCTTTTCGAGTTCGTGGGGATTATACAAAAGCTGAGCGAGTTGCCACGGCAGGCGGATAGCAAACCCGAAAGCCGAGCGCCATTCGAGCGCGTACTCCACATGCTTCTCGA